CCAGCTCCACCGCCTGAAAAGCTAAATGGTGACATGCTTAGTCCCTGGTCCCGATCTGGATACTGAAGTTAGTGCTCGCGGTGCCGCTTGCTACCCAGATAGAGTGTTCGCCCTGAGCCTTGGCGATATCGTGATAATAAAGGCTATTGGCCGGAATGGTCATATAGTGCTCAGTGCTGATCACGGTCGCATCCGTCCCGCCCTGTGTGATCACCTTGCCGGCGTTGGTCTCGAAAATGATCTGCACCTGGGTAGCAGCAGCAGGGATCATCACCTCCTGCATGGTGTCTGGGGTCGCGCTCAACGCTGCCCGATGGGTATGGGGAAAACTATTCGTAGATGAAAGGTCAATAGCGGCCATGGCGTGATCCTATGTGGCGGTTTCTCGGGAGTCTCGGGGCAAATCTTCTAACCAGCTCAGCCTAAAGCCTATCAGATCGGCGTCGGCCCATTCTATAGCCTGCACGATCGCTGCCTGGTCTTCTATGTGTAGATCGGAGTCGGTTAGCCGAATCACGTTCCCAGCTCGGAGCCAGCCCCAATCGATCGGGGCGACGTACTCGACGGAGTAGATCGGGAAGCCGTAGATCCGAGACCAGAAATTCAGGATCTGAAAAGCAGAGGCCGCGCGATAGAGCAGCACCGAAGATTCTTCAAGCTCTCGCACGCCGTAGCGGCTTTTACTGATCCGGGCGTATACGTTTTCGTCTGTGCCCGGATCGCTCGCGTCCCGCACAGCGTCGAGGATCGAGTACTCTTGGATCGTGCCCGTGGCGATGTTCTTAGAGTGCGAGATCTTAAAGCGCGTAATCGGGTCGCCGTCGAGAAATTCGGTGCTCATACCCGAGGTGCGCTCCCATTGGTCCCGAGCTGCGTCCACCTCTGCCACCGCATCCGACCGGCGCATGTCACGATCCCAGACGATCGGGTAGACGCCAGATCCTGAGATTCCGAGCGAGGCCGGCAAGAACTTTAGAAGATTCGACTTCAACCAGTCCCACACCTTTACCGGCTCTTCGATCATGAAGTCTAAGCGGATCTCGTTCAGCGCTGGGATCGCAGCTTCAAGCCGGCCGGAGTCGGTAGGAACCTGGCCGCTATACTCCAGCATGTAGCGGAGCACGTCTCCCGCCCCGTGCATGTGCGTCGTGTGCTCTTGGTTCGGGATGCCGCCGCCGGTCTCCCACATGATCACGTAGTCGTCATCGCCATCTAAGACCATAGAGTGGCCCGAGGTCGGCACGTCGATAAGCGACACGGTGCGCCCGAGGCCGTCCGTCGATGTATAGACGCTGTAAGGCCCTGCGGAATCGCTCACGCTCGCCTTGTTCGTGATCTTGACCGTTGCCGGTAGGCTGCACTCATGGCCGGCCACAAGGAATTTCCGCGGACTTGACGATGTGTCAACGTACAGCGCCGGACTTCCCCAAGTGTCAAAGGTGGTCGTATCCTTGACGCCGGGCTGTCCGAACACCTGCGGATAGGCTCGACCGTAGGCCGCATCGCCATAGTCTGGCCACGTCGTAACGTTCACGCGCTCTACCATGCGCGGAATCGTGGCTCGGTCGTCGAAGGGATTAGTTCGGAGCGAAAACCGCAATTCCTCGAACGCGGAGCCAAACTCGGGATTTCGAATGCGGACATTTCGGAAGATCGGTCGGCGATCTCTGAAGTCCTCGCCCTCGGCGATCTGGCTTAGGCTTGCGGTCGTGGTCGTGAGGTCGAAGCCCTGAGACACCAGCTCGGCAATATTGGTATTGGGGATGCACGCGATCGAGACTTGCCGGTTGGCCTCCCCAATCGTCCAGAGATCGACCGAATCGGTAAAGGTGACCTCGGATAGCCCGCCCTCGAAGTGCAGCGTTCCGAACTTGGCCGACGGCACGTCGATAGCGTCCCGCGATAACAAGAGCGTCTTTCGCGAGCCTAAATGGATCTCCAAGAGCCACGCGAGGCGACCGCCTAAAAGGGACTCTCGCGAGTGCGTCGGGCTCGGAATGAAGAAAGCCACGCTTAAACCTCTTCGTCAATCCGAACCGCTGAGGCCGTTACCACCTCGTCGGCCCACTCGTCGCCAAGCACGTTTTCGATCCTGAACCGGTCCGAAACGATCCGCCCATAAAGCATCCGATTAGGGTCAAGGATTAGCTCAGTCGTGGTCGAGCCGGTCGCTTGAGCCATCTTCGGAACGTAGACAACCGGCGTAACGGGACCGTCAAGCGAGCCAATCAAACCCTCCATGAGAAAGGCCGTATCCGCCGTCGTGGCCGCCGGGTCATACGCCGAAGCGTCCTTGGCCTTGAGATAGTCCGGCGCTGGGCTCGCCTCTTGCATCTGTGTAAGGTCCACGGAGTCTGCCCATGCAAACTCAACCGAACGCCGAGCACGGCCAAGCCTGGTAGCCCTACGGGTGCCGCCTCGCTGCGTCTGTAGGTCGGCATTAGTCGAGAGCTGGCGAATGTGGCCGCGGCTGTACTGGCGCCCGAATACGGCGACGTGTCCGAGGATCAGGCTTCCGATCTCCCAGTAGCCGTCAAAGGTGCCGTTGAGCGTCGAGGATCCCGGCATAGTCGTCGGGATCTTCAGCCGGAACCGCTGATATGTGTTCGTGTTGCTGATATGGACCAGCGCTAAAACGTTCTGCGCCCAGATCTCGCCGTCGCCGCTCGCAGGCATGGACGAAACGTCTCCGTCAAGCCGGAGGATCGGCCGCTTGCTAAACGCCGAGCCGATCGCGTTTGTAAACACGCCTTCGCTATTCGAGAGGATCGGGAAGGGGTCAGGGTCGGCGCCGCCGGCCGCAGGATTAAAGACGAAGTGCGACCCTGCAAGACTGTTGTACGTGTGGAAATGCGGGCTAACGTGCGTCGTCTGGGCTGTGTCAGCCGTGACCGTGTTTCCGTTGCGGACGTAGTGAACTTCGGTCCGTGTGTCGATCTCGACCAGATCTTGCCACGTCCCATTGTGATCGTAGCCCTGCAAGACGCAGTGCCGGAAATTGATATTTCCGAGGTACAGCCCTAAGACGGCTCCGGGCGTTCTCGCTGCGGCGTTATCGTCCACATCCCAGCGAATCAACAGCTCGGTGTCTGTGGCCGTGCTTCGCCAAGTCTTGTAGGGGCTTGCGGCGATCTCGTGGTGCACATTCTCGATCCCGTAATCGTAGCGGGTTTGAATTTTCCACAGATCCCCGTGCGCCGTCGGGCCGTCCTTGGCTGCGATCTTTACGCCGTCGTCGACATACAGCGCATTTCCAGAGAAATACCGCGGCCCGAGGTCGTCCGGCGAAGTGAAGTCGATCCAGTCGTTTACCTGCGGCACAGCGCACACCGGGCCGAAATCGTCGTTGTGTGCTCCGGCCTGCACGTAGTACCAGCGCGAAATATTCTGGACCGACCCGCCGCCCAATGCCAAGTGGCCGAATCGGATCTCGCAATCTCTACCCGTGGCGGCCGCTTGGGATAGCTCAGACGATGCGCTTTCGTACATCTTGACCCAAACGCGATCGGTATCGTTCGCCACGTAGTCTTGGGCGAATAGAGCCACCTTGCGATCGTATGTGACCATGCGGAACGCGGCCGGGTAGTCAAGGCCGACGCTTGCGAGCGTGCCGCTAAAGAGCTGAGACGATCCGTTATTGTCATAGATCGTTACGGTCCCGTCGTCCTTGAACCGGATCGAGAAGATCTCGCCCGCGCCGGGCCTGCCGACACGGAAGCGAATCGCGATCCCGTTGTTCACGACCGAGCCGCCCTTAGTTGCGTCTAAGGCCCATTCAGCATGGATCCGCATCTTGTGCGATGTGGTCGACACGGTGTCGAGAACATTAGTCCGAGCAAGGTTCGAATCGTCGTAATAGCGCTCGCCTGTTGAGCTGGCGCCGTCTCCGGTCGTGATCTCAAGGTAGGGTTGATCGCTCGTATCGTCGGCCAGAGAGGCCGATTCGGTGCCGCTGTTAGTGAGCGTCCACGCATTCCCTACCGACTCCGGGTGGTTAAACGGCGCCCAGTGCTCCCGGTAGTTTGCGCGGCGCTCAAGGCCGATAATCGCAGCATTCGATCCGAGAGTTAGCGTCGAATACCCGCCCATGTGGAGCGCATACGTACCTGTCTCCGTAAGCGGTGCGGCCTGGGAGTCTCCCGGCGTCGCCCCTGGGTCGGTCTCGTCGTAATTGCAGATCAGGACCAGCCGCCCGCGCTGCCATGTGGCCGCGATGTTTCGGGGGCGATCTCGAATGTGCAGGTTCCCAGAGTCGCCGAGGCCGTAATTAGCGGCCCAAAAACACCCGTCACCGTCTCCGAAATCGGTATCTGTGGCGCTGTTCCAATTCCCGCCGACCTCTTTCCATGTGTCGCCGCCGTCATAGCTCACGGTGATAGCTGCCGTTTGCCGATGTACAGCCGGCGCCAGATCGCCGATCCGCACGTAGCAAATGTATAGGTTCCCGCCGGGGTCCTTCGTAAGCGCCAGCTCGGCCCGATCGATAAAGTCGACTGTGCCCGCGGTGTTACGAGTGCCCGCGCCCTTGGCTCCGGTCACCTCTACGGCCGTTGCGCTGCTGAACTTCTGAAACGCGCTCCCGACCTTGCGGACTTCGACCGTTTGATCCGATGGGTCGTGAACGTAGGCAAGCACAAATTGACCGGAGCGCGTCGTTAGGTCGAACTGTGTTCCGCTTTGCGTTGCGGTCCCGTCCCAGATCTCGATCTTATCGAATGAAGCGCCAAGGGAAGAACTGGCCCACTGGCCCAAGACACCCTTACCCGTGCGGCCGCCTGTGGTTTCGTTCTGAAGGATGGTCGACACAAGCAAGATCTGACCGTCCTTGTAGGCTGCCCGGAGCCGGCCGGGATTGTTAGCGCCGGTGCCTGCGGCGGTCGTTACCGTGTGGGCTGTCTTGAGCGCCAACGGCTGGAAAAGATCCCACGTAGCGCCGGCGTCTGTGCTTACAGAAACCCGGATCTGGTAATACTTGTTATCGGTCGTCGAGAACGAAAACACCCAATAGAAGCAAAGGATCCGGCCGTCGGGAAGCTCTAAAAGCGCCGGCCCAGCATTGGGTGCTGTGGACGACCATTTATCAACGCGAGGCCCCGCAATCTCGCCGCCCTCGTCTAAGTCGTCATCTTGCGCGATCGTGGCCTCTGTCCATGTGGCCGCCGTCGTGGTCTTGTGCCAGCAAAGAAGATCCCAAGGCTTTTCGACGCCTGCCGAGCTGGTAGGGTTCAGCCCGGCCGCAATCAATGTGCCGTTATCCGTGGTCAACACGTCGAAATTAGACGCGCGGTTAGTGCCCGCAGCCGGCGGATTCTTCAGAAGCTCAAGGCCCGTAAACGTCCAAGGCGGCTCCCATCCGCGATGTTTCAGGGTCGCCGTATCGGCGCCGTTGTACCACAAGAACGCGCCGCCGTTGTTCTTGGCGTGGCCGCTATACTGGGTCTCAAGCCGGATATCGCCGCTGGCGCCCTGGTCTCCGCTGGTCTGCAAAACCATATCGGAATCGACTGTGGGCTTTGGCACACCCGGACGCGGGCCGGACTCCGTGAGCGTCGATAGCGCCGGCTTAAAAGTATCCTTAAAGGTGACCCGCGGATCGGGGATCAGTAGGCCGCGAAGCTCGCTCTTAGTGATCTCGTCGCCCATGGTCTACCCTCTGTGCCCAGTGTTCCGGCCTCTGTTCAGCTCTTCGGAGATTGGCCCACCCATGCGCACATTATCGCGAATGAACCGCGAGAACATGCGGTGTTCATACTGGAAGACCACCGGCCGATCGCGTCCAGATTCGCTCATACCGGCGTTTGCGCGTTCGATACGGTCTCGGCCCATGATCTCCGCCCCAAGTGGCGTAGAGACGGCCTCGCCGGCCCGCAAGCGAGCATTAAGCTCGCGACGCTCACTCGGCGGCTTAACGAACCCTGTTCCGGTGTGAAATGACGGCTTTTGGGCTGCGACCATGGCGAGCGAGGCGCCAGACTGCGCGATAACGCTCGCGGCCTTTATGGCGTCAACCGGAGGCGGTAGCGTCGCCGCTGTCATGAGACCTTCGGCGGTGCTTAGGCCAATCTCGGCGACCGTGAGACCCTTAGAGATCCTGAACAGGCTTAGCGCCGCTCCCTTGTTCATGTCGCCGACGTTCTGCGAGAGTGCCTCGAAGAGCTGAGCGGAGCTACCCGCAAGCTCTGCGGACGCCGCGAGCCGGGCGGCCTTTTCCTCTTGAATGCGCGCAAGCTCTTGATTGTGGTTCTCTTCAGCCCGTGCCCAGGCGGCCTCGTTTTCTTCTTGAAAGCGGCGCATGTTCTCGGAGCGGAGATCGGCAAGCTCCCGCTCGCGGTTCTTCTCTAGCTCCGCCTGCGCCTCTGCCACCGCGATCTGTACCTTCTGATTCTCTACATGCTCGCCGGCGATCGTCTTGAGGGCGGTGATCTGGTCTTGATAGACGGCCCGGATCTTCTCCTCACCTTCGAGGCCGGAGATCTGAGCGCTTCGGCGGATCTTCTCCAGACCCGCCAACGCGGCCGCTTGCGCCTTAATGGCGGCTAAGCGCTCCCGCTCTGCCTGGGCCGCTTCCGCTGCTGCCTTCCCGCGACCACCGCCACCGCCGCCGCTGTCTTTCTTAGACTCGCGCTCCCGAATGGCGGCGATCTCTAAGATCTGGCCTTTAAGCTTTTCCTCTTCGCCGCGTAGGCGGGTGATCACTGTGCGCGACTTGTCCCGTCGGGCAATCTGGACATTTAGGGCGGCCGTCGCCTTTTCTACCGCCTCGCGGTGTGCGAGATCTGCGGCGCTGCCCTCTCCGGCGAGTATGTTTCGATCGGCCTCAACCGCGGCGAGGTGTTCCGTCGCAGCCGCCACGCGCGTCTGGGCCGCTGCCAATAGCTTAGCCGCTTCGAGCTTCGGCTTTTGAAACTCCGCCGCCGCCCGTTCGCGTGCGTTCAGCTCGACTAATTGCTGTTGATCCGCTTCGCCCTTCGCGACGGCAAGCTCTAAGGCTATGCGCGCCTTAGTCGTCTCAAGCCTGCCGAACACCTGCGACATGCGCGCGGCCTGGGCTGCGGCTGCCCGCATCCGGTCTTCCGCCTCTTCGAGATCGTCGGAGAACTTCTTAAAGGCCAACGCTCCGGCGCCTACCGCTACGGCTACCGGGCCGAGAATGCCGATCAGGCTTGGGCCTGTGCGCGCGACGGCCTCTAAGCCTCCCGCCGCATCCCCGAGGGATTGCGCGGCCTCTGCGGCCTCTGGGGACACGATAGCGAGCGCACCAGCGAGGCCGGACATAATCGAAGAGGTCTCGCCCGCGCTGCCTTCTACGCTTTCGAGGTTTCCGGCGAGGTCTCGCGCGCTCTTGCCTGTGCCTTTGAATTCCTGGCCGGCCTTTTTGGCCTTAGACCCAAGCTCGGGCATCTTGCCGGCGGCGCCCTTGGCGGAGTCTCCGATCTTGTCCAAGCCGCGGCTAAGATCGTTCGCGGCTCCCTGTGTAGCGTCTGCGACGTTCGACAGGTTCTTGTCTATCTTCTGTAGTTCGCTGTTGAGCTGGCGAGTGTCAGCGGTGAATTTAATTTCTACGTCGCCGGCCATGCTCTACGCTCCTCGGGTGCCTCTTGCGGCTGCCCTTGTTCGCATCTTATCGAATCGGGCGCGCTTTGCGGCGCGATACCGCCTCTCACGCTCTTTGGGGTCTTCGTGCTCTATGCGATAGTCCGCGAATAGACGGACCTGATCAGCCTTCGGCAATGTCGCAAACCAGCCGGGGTACTTCGCCCAATCCCGCTCGATCCGAAGGATCATCCGGTCAACCGTGCCGACTCCCCTTCGGAAAAATCCTCGGCTTCGGTTACCTCGGCCTCTGTCGGGATGTGCCCAAAGAGCCATTCGACCAGCTCTCGCCCGGCCGGGTAGACCAGCGCGGGCGATATGTCCTTTGAGTAGAGCCAGTCGATAACCGCTCCGCCATATGCAACAGGCTCGGCGGCTTCGACTGAATACCTCGGAGGCCCCTTGGGCTGAACGTCATAGTCCCAGCAAATGCCGACCGCGGCGCCGCACAGTCGCGCCAATTTGGCACGGCTCGCCGTATCGGTCCATTCGGCGCAAAGATCGTTAATCGCAGCGAAGGACCGCGGCTTAGCCACCGCCACTTCGCCGAGCTTCCCCAAGTCGATCTTATCCATGCTGGCTTATGCCTCGGCCCGCGTCACTGTTCCGTAGCACTCGCCGGAAACGGTGATCTTGTTTCCGTCCTTGGCCTCGGCGAACTCCCAGACGAGATGACACTTAGTCATAGTGACCGTGTGATCTCCGGCGTCGCCGTGGTCCGTCCCTTCGGCCGAGAATGCCACATCGATCAGGAACTGTTCGAAGCCGGTTCCGCCGGTGCTTGTCCAGCTCGAAGCGCCGTTGGTCTGCTCGATCACGTCAATGATCGTAGTATCGGCGGAGTCGATGAAATCGCGCATGTAGACCGAAAACGAGAACGTCGGAACCGGATCGTCTCCCTTACGAAGGCCGGCAATCACGCCCCTGTCGCGTAGAACGACGCGCTCGGCCTTCTCAGGCGATACGGAAAAGTCGCCCTCTTCATATTCGACGGTATGAGTCAGCGGCGTTCCAGCGCCATCCGACAGGGTGATCAGGCCATCGCGGGCCACCTTTACAACTGTTGAGCGGGCCACTTAGACCTCCAAGGAAATTCGCTTATAGGTTGAAGATTTGTTTTCGCGAACCCGTTTCGGCGGGCCTTCCGTAGTCAGAGCATCGACGATCGCGGCCTCTAAGTCCGCTTGCATCGCTGGTAGGTTGGATTCTAACAGGTTTTGCAAGGCCACCTCCCATTCGGGTGTGGCTCCCTTCTTGCGTGCAACATAGGCCGAATATGGCTTGTCCGTGTAATAGCCGCGCGCTTTATTCGTGATCACGATCTCGCGGACGCCTTCCGTCGTCTGTTCGGACGCCTTCCAGCCAGCTAACGATCGACCGACGCTCGCAGGGTTCCGGCCTTTGTACTTCCAGCCGGTCCACTGGCGCCGGATATCCGTAAGCATTTGCTCGCGATGCTCTCGCATGATCCGGGCCTCGGCGTCCGTAAGGATCCGCTGCAAGGCCGACGCATCGAACCCGATCGAGATCTTGACCGACGCGGAATCAGACACCGAACAGCCCTCCGAATACCTCGCTCAGCTCTGGGTTTGAGAAGATATCGAGCAGCGCTCGACGCTCGCCCACGCCTTGAGCCTTACGGCGCTCTATGGCGCGCTCTGTAAGGTCGATCTGATTCCGAACGGCCGTAAGCATCGGATCCTTGATCAAGCCGAACGCCTCTGGAACCAGGGTTTCCCATAGGGGCCGCTCGGGGCTTCCACCTCTGTGGTGGACATACTCCGCGTAAAACATCGGGTTTTCAATACGGATAGCCATCCGGCCGGGGCTTGGGTCCAGCTCGTATGTCCAACGGTCGCGGCTTGTCCCTGTGTCCACAGGCCACCGGCTCTTTATGTACTCAAGCATCCGATCCGCGTATCGGAAGATCTGGCCTTGCTCGTTTGGCGTCAACGCTCGCACGCGCCCATGTCGCCGCTTTACGTAGTCGTCGATCGACTTGAGCCGCACTACCAGCTCGACAGCCATTAGGCGATGCTCAGATCAAGATCATACGAGACAACCAGATCGAAGGCCGTAACTAAGAACCCGCCGCCGCCGCCGTAGCTAAAGGCCGCCGCGCCAAAATCGATCGAAGCGTCCGTGGTTAGCGTTGTCCCGGCGGCCGCGAGATACTTTAGGGCCGACTCGTAGTCCGTTAGCGCCGTGTCTGGCGCGTCTGCGCCGTCCGCGGGCCTGAGCCTATGCCCAAGCTCGACCGTTAGCGTCAGGTGCATTCTGTGCCGATCTCGGCCGCGTTGTGTCTGGCTTGCAGTCTTCGGACGAACGGAGAAGGACCGATCGATCTTCGATGCGGGCTCATTACGGACGCCGAGCGGCGAGCGCGCCTCGCTCAGCCCAGCCGCTACCAGTCGAGCTGCCACGGCATCGATCGCGCCCTCTGCCGTCATTAGTAGCGCCTCCGCGGGCCGCTGCTCAGCATGATCACCGGGCTAACCGGCTTGGCGTCCGCCTCTAAGATATTGTCTTCGCCGAGGTCGATCCGGCTTTGGATCTGGTCGTATGCCTTGTCGGCCTGCATTTCGTAGCGCTCGGCGTGTTCCATGTACCGATCGCCAGGGTCTAAGAGCGTCGCATAGTCGCGGAAGATCAGCGCGTAGCAGCGGGCGAACATGTATTCGCGGAGGCTCGACGGCGTGCGGATCTGCCAGAATGGGACCGAATCGGCATACATGCGCCCGATAAGCTCGGCCCATGCGCTGGTGATGTAGTCTTGAAGGTTGCCCTTAGACGTGGACACGAGAGCCGCTACGTCCGAATGTCGAGACACTAAGTCAGTCTGGCCTATGGGTGGATACAGGCGGGCGAGGGATAGGACCGCATCGTTATAGACCGTGTAAACCTTTGACGCGATCGTGATATCGAATTTGACCAGCCAAGCCCGGCCGAGCGTCTTTCCGTCCGTGTCGGCGGCGGCCACTGAGCCGGTAACGGTCCCGCCCGAGATCGTCGCTGCCGTTTCGTCTATGACCTTTGTTCCGTCGGCCTGGTAGAGCGTAAAAGTCGCGGACGTAGGCGAAGCCTCGGATCCGTCCTTCTCAATCGTTACGGATACGTCTTGCGCCTTGTTCCGCTCGATCATGCTCGGGCCATCGAAACGCGCAGACCATAGAGTCTCGGACATGTGCTTGACCTCAAGCTATAGACCGGACCCACAACCGCAGGCCCGGCCCAAGGGTTTACGCAATCGCGCCCGTAAGGATCATGAAGAGCGACCAGCCGTCCGCGGCGTCGTCGGCCTTGTCATCCTCGGCATACACAATCGCGGTCTCGTTCTGGCTAATGGTGACGAGGGTCGTAGAGCCGTCGGCCTGCCGAACGGTGATATCCTCGGCAGCGTCGGCCTTGTTCGCGATGTGGAAAAATCCGCCCTTAATGGGCTCTGGAAGATCGACGTTTCGAGCTGAGCCGCCCGGATCGATCGCCTGATACTGGGCGCTCTTGCCCGTCAAGACGATATCGCCGGTCGCGGTCGTGGCCTCGAAGCCGCCGACCAAGTAGAGCGGGCGCGTAACCTTAAAAGGGTTCTTCCCGGTATATGCCATTTCAACACCTTATTTTGTTTTGGGTTCGCGCCGTTTCTTGTCATCTCTGCGATCAGCCCGCACGGCGCATTCGCGGGCCTTTCGCTTAGCGTACTCCGGATCGCCACCTGAGCGGACCATATTCGACACAAAGCGATCCATTTGCTCTCGCCTGCCTTCGCGCTCGCCGCTCATTTCTTGGCCTTCTTGGCGGGTGCCGCTTTCTTCTTTGCGGGCGCCTTTTTCTTGGCGGGTGCGGCCTTCTTAGGCGCGGCCTTCTTGGCGGGTGCTCCCATAGCCTTAGCTGCGCCGGCTGCGGCGTTTGCTGCGGACTTCAAGAGTAGCGCCGACTGGGCTGCCAGCTCTGCCCGTGCCTCGCCTCGGGCCGAAAGCGACTTAGCCGCAATCTGTAGCGCCAGCTCGCCAAGGGCGCGGGCCTCGCTAATGCCGTCCTTCCAGGCTTTCTTATCCATCGGTCACCTCTGAAACCTTGGGCGCGAGTTTCTTACCCTTGCCCGCCTTCTTTGCCTTCTGCACCCGTGCGCCGCTCAGGCGCTCCCACTCCGAGCGCATGGCGTCGAGCTTGGCGGCGGTTTGCTCTGCCTTCTGTGCCAGGTGAGGATTTCGGCCAGCGCGCGATAGCTGGCTCTCGTAGGCGTTCTGAACGCGATTAGACAGCCACCGGTAGACCTCTGGGGCCATCGGCGGGATCATCCCGGTATCGCGGATGTGCGCCCGAAACTTTCTCAGCTCTTCGGAGGCGTCCTCGGAATTCCAAAGGATTTCGCCGCCTGGAAGGATCGTCGCCTCTTGTCCAAGGTCGACATACCAGCGCGCGCCAGTGTCGCACTCGTAGAACCGAACGTAATCCTTGAAGTCGCCTAAGCGCTCGTCTTTTGGATCGATGTAGGTTCCGCCCTTCTGAATGGCGCCCGCGATAGCTCGCGAGAGGTTCCCGGCTCGGTTCACGCCGTTAACGCCTGGCTTTGCGACGATGCGCCGCAGCGTCGGAAGGAACCCGTATCCGTCCACGAATTCCCAGCCCTTCGGGTACACAACGTAAACGTAGCGGGACTGAGGGCGGCGGCCTCTACGGCCGGCAACGGGTAGCCCTTCGCGCGTCTCTACCGACTGCACATCGCGCTTAGGCTTATTTAGATGGAGTGTTCCACTCATGATTTCCCCTATTGAAATGGGGCGAACGACGGAAAAGGGAAAACCGCCGCCCGCCCCGTAGATTAGCGATCACACGTCGCTAACGATCTCGACGGCGCGCGCGTCCTCAACCTCGGCCACGGCCGGGAAGATAGTCGCGAGAGCCTTAGTCAGGCCGTTGTCTGCGTCACGGGCGATCTCGACCAGCAGCGCGCCGGCGTCGACCATGACGTTTGACGCTGGAATGTGGCCCTGCATCGCGGAGACGGGAGCCATCGTATAGGCGAACGCGCCCTTTCCGAACATCGCCTGCGAGTAATCCGCGCCAGCGTTGATCGTCGGGCAGCTATCAGACTGCCAGAAATCAATGTTGTTCCACGTCCCCTGATAGCCAGGACCACGGGCGGCAAGAAGCTCCGCTGAAGCCTGCTGCCAGCTCTGCACGCCGCTCTCGGCCCTAAGCGATGCCCTAAAGTCGTTCATGCCCTGCGGGTGCAGGACGCAAGCAAGGGGCGCGTCGGCGGAAGCCATCACGCTGTCCGAGTTCAGATCGAACTGGGCATCGTAGATAGTGTCCACGTCCAGATCCACACCGGTTGTACCGACGGAGCCCGTTACGCTGTTGAACAGGTTGCAGAGCAGATCGGTCATGGTGAGACCAACGCCAGCGGCGAGCGTGTCGACCACCTTAGCGAGATCGATCGGGCCACCGGTCACGCCGAACAGATCCGACACCTGATAGGCGCGGACGTAGCGGGCAACCTGAAGATCAAACTTCGAGGTAGTGTAAGCGGCGTTATCCGCTGCGGTGCCGTGCGAGGTCTCGGAGCTGGCCGCGTTGAATGCGCCGGGCGCCGCGTCCAGAGTCACAGACATAGTGTCCGAACCAAGGGACTCCCAAGGAACCTCGGACATAACCGCGCGAAGGTCGGTCGGATCGTGCAAGGTCTCAAGAATAAGAGACGAAAGGACGGAAGAGACGCGACCACCGGTCGACGCCAAGCCTGTAAAGGTAACTTCGTTAGCCATGATAAAAGCCTATTCGGTTTTGTGGTTTAGGTGCCGCGCTCCCGAATATCGGCCGGAGACGCCGAGCGGCTTAGGTTTAAGATAAATCGTTTTGCGCTACTTGATCAAACCCTCGGCGCGGAGAGTGGCTAAAACGGCGTCTTTGTGCTCGCCGAGCCGGCCCCGGTTCTTGCCGCGAATAATAGAGATCTCGTCGTTTGAGTATTGCCGGCCGTTGTGCGCTGCTGGCTGCGATGTGCCCGCGTTCGGGTTCCCGCTCTCCAGCATGGCCCGCACGGCGCTTAGTAGATCCTCGCCACCATTGGGCGCGGCGGTCTCGGGGTCCGGCTTGGCCTCTTGCTCTGGCTGGCCGGCCTTCAAGCGCTCGAAGTGCACCGCATAGAGCGGATCGGTCGCATTCGCTGAAAGCCAGTCGTTGAAGCTCGGGCGCTCGTCTTGGGCCATTTCCGCCACGCTGTCGACGTACTCTCGACGGAAAAAGCGACGGACGCTCGGCGCCTTAAAGCCCAGCTCGATCAAGTGCATGTCCTGACCGTGCGACGTTTGAAGCTCCCGCAGGCCGGCGTTGGTCTTTTCAAATTGGGCCTTGAGCGATTCGAGCTGAGAGGTAAGCTCGGCGGCTTTTGTCTCGGCTGCCCGGCGGCGCTCGGCCTCTTCACGGAGACGGAAGCTCGGGACGGACGCGCCTCCCTTGTCCTCTCCGCCCTTGGCGGGCGCGTGTTCTACTCGGACGGTCTGCACACCGTTAGTCTCTTCTGCCATGTGTTCCCCTTACGAAGCGCTTTCGCTTTGCTCCGGTTGCGTTGAAAGAATTTCGGATAGCCGCTCGATCCTTAACAGGCGCTCGATCGCCTCTTCGTCGTCTGCGATCTCTGGGTTTAGCTCTCGCAGCGCGTCCACCTTGGAGATTAGCCCCATTTCGAGCTTTGCCTTTATCAGTTCTGCGCGGCCCTTCAGTTCTTCGGACGACTCGGAGATCCCGCGATACTCGATAGTGTACGCGCCTGGCTCCTCTGGGAGCATCGTCCCGCCGTATTGATTCGAGAGCATCGCGGCACGGCTTAGCAGGATCTGATCCGCCATCCTGAACGCGGGTTCTCGGGCCTTCATGCGGCGGCGCATACCAGCGCGCGAGACCACGATCGCATAGCCGCTCTGTGCTTGCGTCACTTGGAGATCCGCGGGATTGAGGCCAGCATAGACCGCAAGGCCCGACTCGTAGGTACGGAGAGCCTCTGCGGCGCTGCGCGGCTCCATGGACGGCGAGAGCGAGCCGATCGACCCGGTGCCGGGGCCTTGGCTTCTAAACTTAATGATCGACTTTCGATCGATCGGTACGGTGTCCACCTGCACGCCTGCGACCGTGCGAGTAATGCCGGCCTGCGTGTCCACGTCAAGCGCGTAGCGCTGCGGGTGCGCGCAGTTCTGGAAGCCGTCGGCCCAATGGGACCACAGAGCGGCCAGCCGAAGAGAGCCGCGGGCCAGCTCGATACCTTCGCGGTAGCTCCACAAGGACGATCCGATCGTCGAATGGTAGAGCACATAAGGAAGGACCGGCTTCCCGTCCCGCATGTACGGATACGCGCCCTCAAGCGCGGCGGCATACTCGGCGGTTGCGTCTCTGCGAGTCCCGTTGTCGGCCACCTCTTCGATACGGAACACAGGCGAGGCCGGGTCGGTCACGTCCCAGACTTCCCACGTCCAACGGGTCTCGCCGTTCTTGATCCGCGGGCGCAGTTCTTCGACGCGGGCCGGCTGGTCCGGCATGGTGGCCGATGGCGTGCAGACCACAAGATCCGGCGAGATTGTCCGGTAGGACACCTCCGAGGCGCCTGGCTCCCAATACGGCCAATCGATCCGAACAAGGCTCTCGTTTATGGCGAGCGTCTGTAGCTCCGTGCGCTGCTGAAGCGGCCACAAGCGCGGCGTGATGATCGACGAAAGGTCGGCCTCGGGGTCTTCGGTCGTGACCTTGGGCGCCTCGGCGTATGCGTTGGCGAGCTGCTGCACGATCATCCGAAGCGGGTTCCGGCTCATGTCCGGGTGAAACTCCAGATCGGCCGCAATCTCCCGCGCGAAGAGCCGCCGCAATTCGTCCCGTAGATCTTCGATGTGGGCGCCCGTGAGCATCCGGTATCGCAGCGATTGTTCCGCCCACCGTTCGCGGTCCTCGGCGGCCTCGGGCTTGATATGCGACGGCACAGAATACATCGGCTATCCCTTGCGGCGAATCCATCCGCGATCGTACATATCGCGCGGCGTCAAGTGGAGGGCGTCGCCTTCCATGAGCCACACGTTAACACCTGCGGGAATCTTCGGGGTATCGGCGCCCTTGCGGACGATCACGATATCGCCGCGCCCATAGACCGGCGCCGCGGCCTTCTTGGCCTTGGGCTTTGCCTTCGTCTTCGTCTTCTTTGCCTCTGCCATGTCTCACCTCCAGACACTACGCGATTAACAGTCGGCCGGACTCGCCGCCGAAACCGGGACTTAAGTATACATCCGCGATGTAGGCTACCCCGTCAAACGGGTGCTTTAGATCGTCATTCTGCCCGCGCCAGTGTCGCAGACTGTGGATTAGCTTTGTGCAGGACTCATGCACGCGGAACCGGCCATCGACCGCCGCAGCGTTTAGCAGTCGAGCGCGAGCCTTGATCGAGCCTCGGCCCTTGTAGGGTACGCGGATCGCGAAGGGCGGTCGCGAGCTGCCAGCCAAGTCCGCGAATGCGCGCTCTAAGGTCTCGTTAACGGAGAGCCCTAAGCCGAGGCGGCCGGCGCTGTTCGAGTCTCCGCGGGCCTCGTCGATCTGGTGTAGGCCAATACCCCAAGGCCTGAGCATGTCTCGGATTGCTATGGCCTCTGCCTTGGGTGTGTTCCGCTCCTCGGAGCAATACTCCGCGAGCACCCACAGCCGCTCACCTGTCCACGCTACGAGGTAGCACACGGACGCGCCTGGCCTCTCGCCATGGTCCCAGCCAAGCCCGACGGCCTCGACATTCTGCGGCGCCTCGTCGTCGCCGAATATGCAAAGCTCGGAGAACCCTGGGATCCACCGGTCAACGCTCACGCCGTCCCACTCGCCTAAGACGCGCTGCCGATACTCCCAAGGCCCGTAGCTATCGATCTGCGCTTGTATGTCTTCGGGCGTGCGGTGCGGGCAATTCTCAGCCGTGAGCGGAACGCGGTGTATGTCCCAGTCCTCGCGAGCTGTAGCGCCGGTCTCCGGGTTGCCCTCGACGGTATCGCGCAGCCAATCTACCGGCCGCCCGATCGGCGTGAAACCCATAATCACAGGACCACCGGCCGCGCTTGCGCTGGCCACCGCGACACGGCTTCGGGCCTCGGAGTAGTGCCCGATCTTCGGCACCTCATCAAAGGCTAGCCAGTCAATCGTTGCACCGCTCAAAGCGATCAAATCCTGCGAGCCACTTTTCCCGAAGATCAAGCTTCCCGATTTTAGGCGGATCAGCTTTGACCCGCTGAAGGTATACCCGCGGGCGTCGTCGTATTTTTGCCGCGGGTCCAGTATGCCGGGCGGCTCGATCTCGCGCAGCTTGCGGCTAATGTTGGGCCAGCCGGCCCGAAGGTCCGCGCAGACAATCCAACCGATAGAGCCTGGCGCGGGCGACTCTCTGAACGGATGAAAGGCGCCAGCTAACCACCACGATTCGGCAGCTAAAAAGCGCGTTTTGCCAATTTGATTGCCCCCGATCAGGATTCGGCGACCGTGCGGCGACATGTGTGCTGCGCGTTGAGCTGGGGACATGCCGCCTTGGCCGGGTGCGCCGTTCAAGTACCGGTGCAGGCCGTCCGACTCCATGGCGTCCGCGAAACCAACGATCGCGGATATGTCGAGCATTACTTAGCGTTGCTCGCGTTCTTGAGGTTGAGCGCGGCTAAGATCATCTCTTCGGGCAAGCGAGACACGCTATCAATGATAACGGCCCGGCCTTCGGGCTTACGCGGGTCTACCACCGTGTCGGGATCGGCCGGTGCATCGGTGGCCGCCGCAAGTGTGATTTGTGCGTCTCTGCGGTATCCGTGGCGCCGTTCAAGCATCCACGCGGCGGCCTGCCAAGAGCCATCGATCGCGGCCGATTCGATAATGGCCAGCGCCCGTAAGGCGTTGTCAGCTTCGGCGAGTTTTACGGCGGCAGAAAAGGCAGAATACTTAGCCTCTGCGTCTGGCTTTCTCGACCGCCTTAGCCATTCGTTGATCGTCTCTGTTCGGACTCCACCGGCGGATGCCGCGATCTCACGGGTTGCGCCAAGGCGGATCGCCTTACAAATGGCCTCTTGTGTGTCGGGAGTGAGCTTCGAGGGCCTACCGGCCATGTGTTCCCCTTCGATTATGTAGCGCGCCCCGGAGTCGAACCGGGAAGGCCATCCGGCCAGCGGATTTTAAGTCCGATGCGTTTACCATTTTCGCCAGCGCGCCGCATATTCGCAAGTCGCGCTCTAAACCTTCGGCTTGAGTTTATGCCACGATCCGAGCTTTGGCGCCGCGGCTCTCGCTATCTCCAGCCGTTCGAGCTGCGCGGGTGTCATGCGCTCCCACTTTGTGAGGTGAGGGCGCTCCGGAGTCGAATGGTAGAGCTGGATTGTGTAAGGATCGGCCTTTAATCGCTCGCAAAAGGGCTCCCACGCCATCGTAGAGCCGTTTTGGAGTCTATACCCGGCTGCGCAGTCGCAAGCCGCTGTATAGGTGTTTACGCGCGATTCTGAGCCATTGGGGGATCCGACGTGGTGCGCCACCTCCACCCATCCGGTCTGGTCGCATCGTCGGCACCCTTGCGGTTTGAGCGCTCCAACATCGGGCTTCATGCCTTTAGCTGTGTTGCGGATATTGGCTATCGTCGGCGTGCGCTGGTGCTCAGCCATCCAGCGTTTAGCCGCATCGAACAGGAGCCGGTCGGGCATGTGTTGTAGGCCGTCCTTCCAGACCGGGAACACGTCTCCGGCCCAGCTATCGCGCTTGCCATAATTGGCCGCTATCAGGCTTAGTACTTTGCTTATCGTCTGGTCCGCTGCCATGGTTTCCCCTTTTAGTGAGCGATTAAGTTTCCGTCGTCGTCAAAATCTTCGTCGCTCGGCCAGTACTCTAACGAAGCGGCCGGCTTGGCGTCTGTGCCTGGCTCCCACTGGGCCGCGAATTCGACATACGATCGACACTTGCCAGCTCGAAGGAATGTCCCGATCCCGTAGCCGTTCTCGCGTAGGAACCTGGCCCGGTCGTGGTTCGACTCCCACAGCCAGCGCCAAGCGTGCTCGAAAGCCTCCAAGCCGTGTTCGGCTACGCGACGCCGTAGATCCTCGCGGCGCTTGCCGAGCTTGGCCCGGCTGCCGTTGGGCGTGTGTTGCAGCCGTAGATCCTCCATGCGGTCCCATAGGCCCGTAAGGTCTACCCTGTCGGCCTTGGGCTTTTTGGGGCGGCCCGCTTTTCCGGGTATCGGCGCCGGTCGGCAAACCGGGGCGGGCCCACCGTCGGGAGCTTCGGCGACGGAGGGCGCCTCGGCTTCCGATTCTTCCCGTTCACACTCTAAAGCGTCTGGCTTAGCATCGCTAAGACCGACATTACTTTGTTCTTGTGTAAGTGTGTAGTGTGTAGTGTGTTGTTCCGCGCGCGCGAGTGCAGCGAAAGTGTCCGGCGACTGTCCGAAAGGTGTCCGAACGGTGTCCGGTTTTGCCCCGTAAGTCCGCGTTATCTCTGTAACTGAATGTCCGTTAGGTGTCCGGCGACTGTCCGGCGACTGTCCGACACTAGATTTCCAGTCCTGTTGATAACTCCGGACGCGGGATATCATTTTCTGCGCCTTATGCTTGCTCCAACCGGCCCATTTGGCGAATTCGCGGACGCTCCAAGCCTCCCCGGTGTCCAAGGCCCGAAACAGCACCATAAACCCGAGCACGTCGGGAGCTGGGTCTTCTCGCGTCCAGCGCCGCTTAATGGCCTCGTCGATAAGCTCGACCGGGGCCGGGTTCCATTGTTCCACCTGTGGGCGTCCTCCGTTCTCAGCGTTGCCGCGCTGATATCAACATTTAATCAACCGCCGGCGCATCTTCAACGATACGATAAATTACGATCTCGGTCCGTGGCTTCCCGTCGCGCTCGGCGTAGAATTTCCAACCCTCGCCGCCTACCAATTGCGCATCGTCGACGTACACGTTCCCCGCCTTTTCGATGCCGTCGGAGATCGCCTTTTCCAGATTGTCTTTATCTGGCCGACACGGCCGAAGGATCAGCCCGTCGGGAGCCTTGCGGCTGAGCTTGAGCCGTTGCGGGCGCTTGAAGATAAATCGCGCCTGTATGAATAGCGGCTCAGCACGGTAGGCCATGGTCCCGCCGTGCTCGGGCTTCCCAAGGCGCCGGGCGACCCTTGAAACTTTCCACTCGAAATCGAAGGTCTCGCGCGGCGTATATGTGCGGGTCTTCCCGTACCGCGTGACCGTGCGCGCGCGCTGTTTCGACTGTGGGCTGCCTGCTACCGTTAGCGTCGTCATGACGGACCACAAGCACCCGGCCCGGTAGATATGCCCTGTGCTCTGCTCTAAGGCCTCTACGGCCCGCGAGAGCTGGATTAGCCGCGAAAACTCTTCGGTCATTTCATCACCTCAGAATGCGCCCAATCGAGCAAGTCGGCCCGTTCCGTATCGCTGAGCGGTGCCGGCGTTCCTATGGGCTGCGGCTCGCTCAGCTCTTCGCGGATGGCTTCGAAGTGCTCGATCATAAGGTCCAGCTCGGCGCCCTCGTTAAACGTCAACAGGTGCTCAGATAGGCCCGTGTCCGTGACCGCCCACAGCTTCCAGACGAAGCCGCAAGCCGTCGCGCACTCAAGCCGGAGCCGAACGGGCTGCGTTTCGAGCTTCGTTCCCTTTGCGGTCGGGTAGGGATTATCCATCGCGAACCGCCAACGCCGCAGCCAGGCAGCGAGCCGTGCGGGCCTCAGTTTCCGTCACTCGTAGCGCCCGCAATAGCTGTTCCATCTGGCCCGCATCCGGTAGCCACTGGTCATTCTCCAGCCGTGAGATCGCCGCCTGTGTGAAGCCCTGAACGTGCGCCAGTGACTCCGATAGGCTGACTTGGTTTAGCCCTGCCCGCTTTCTCAGCTCTCGGCAAAACTCGCCCAACGTCGGCCCGCCCGTTGTCTCCTCCTCGATTAGTCCCGCGCGCCGCATATGCCCTCCCTGTTTATGCTGTTCTTTTTCGCTACACGGCGAGCCTAACGGAAGATTCGGGCTTGCGTCAACCTATCCGCGTCCGATATACCGGAAGGACGGAGGCCACATGTTCAAGCTCTTAGGATCGCTGCTGCGCTCAGAGGCCCGGAAACGGCCGGAACCGTCAACGCTGCGCAACGCGCTGCGCGACACAATGGCCCGCGCTTCGTCGTGGGACGGTCGGAGGCTCCGGCGACGGATGCTCGACGACTTCGGCCGGTTCGGTATGGATGACGCCTACGTGTCGAGTCTTAATCCCATGGGCGGCTATCTCAGAGTGTCGCGAGCTGGGGACGCCCGACAGGCGGTGATCATCCGGTATGTAGAGCCCAGAGAGGCCCGCGGCCTTGGCACGGATCCGGGCTGGGTTGCGGTCTGGGACAATTTCGCCGCGGAATGCTGGTCGCTCGACGAGGAGCGCAGCCCACACGCGATCGCGGATATGGTGGCTGATTTCGTGGGGGCCGTATGACGCGGGCGGATATTTTTTGTTACGTTGAATTGCTCGCCGGGCTTGTAGCCGTGGCGGGCGCATACGTGGCCGGGCGGGAGCTAACGCGCGCCGGGTCTTCGTTTCTACTCTCGATCGTTAGCTAAAAGGGGAAGACATGTCCGAAGAATCAACAGCGATCGCCACGACTGAGGCGGCGCCACTGGTCGCGATGGACGCTGGCACATTCGCCGACGCGCTGAGCACATACCGACACATCCAAGCCGAGATCGATCGGGCGTTTCCTGACTGCATTATGAACGTGCGCGGGAAGCAATTTCGCAAGAAGAGCTATTGGCGCGCGGTCTCCACGGCTGCAAATCTCAGCGTCGAGATCATCGACGAACGCGAACACACGGACGATAACGGCGGCCGCCACTGGATAGCCACGGCGCGCGCTACGGCTCCGAACGGTAGGACCGCCACAGGCGACGGCGCGTGCTCTGCGTCCGAGAAAAGCGGCTCTATGTGCTCGCTTCACAATATCCGAGCCCATGCGCTTACACGGGCCAAGAACCGGGCGATCTCGGATCTTGTCGGATTCGGAGAGGTGTCCGCCGAAGAGCTGAGCCCGGCCGATTGGAGGGCACCAGCGAGGCCCGCAGCGCCAGCGCCGCAGGTGGTAGAGCATGGCGGCCCAGCACCGGAGACCCGCAGCCCAGAGGCCGTAGGTTGGAAGCAACGGCGCGATCTCAAGTGCCCGCGGTGCTCCGATAAGCTGTGGGACAATATCGCCGAACGGGCAGCCGGAAAGACAAGCAAGCCGCCGCTCGGCTGCAATAATCGCGATTCCTGCGGCTATGCGGTCTGGAGTGTCACGGACGCGATCGAGCTGGTCGGAAAGATGGACGCCGGCGAAGTCGATTTTGAGGGTTTCTAATGGGACTCATGACACGGAAGCGGCTTCGACCGGGTGCGCCCGGCCGCAGAGCTGAGGCGGCTACGCTGGCGCTGTCTTGGATAGTTACCGATCGGCCTGGCGAGTGGATGCACGGGCCGATCATCCAAGAGCTATCGGACATGGGGTATTCGCGGTCGACGGCCGGAAAGGCTCTCCGCGATCTGAAAGATGCCGGCCTGATAGTGGCCCGCGTTCAGCGAAACCGGGCGCATAGGCTCTATGCCACGCAAGCCGGGATCGATTGCTACTACGCGACCAGCTCGACTTAGCCGGGGCGGGACGGAGACGGTTTGGGGAGATCGAATCCGTCCCGCCTTGGGCTTTAGAGCACATGAGGTGAGACAATGACCGACGACGAGTACAGAGCCGCGATGATCGACCTGCTCCAGGGTCGCCTGGACGCCGACCGGGCGCGTGCCTTGCAAGAGTATGCACGCATGCGACGTGAGCGTGAGGCCCAGGCGCTGAGGGACAAGGCAAGGGGCGAAGAGTGAAGGTCACACACTGGACGATTGGCAGCCGGAGCCGATGGCTACAGACCCGCCGCCGCCTCGAATACTGGACGGGCTGTTCACGCTGGCTACCGCTGAGCATGACCGGCGAGCCCGCCGCGGTGACGTGTAAGCAGTGCCTGCGCTACCTCGATCGAAGCGGCGCCCAGCCGGTAGGGGAAGACACCGGCGGGCGCCTGACTTCGGCCCGTGCAGACGGCCAAAGCTGAAAACCAACTAACCCATGAAGATTTACCCTTGACGTTATCCGTAGGGCGGATATTCTATTGGGGCTGGAGGGCAATCCCGCCCAAGCAACGGAGGCTAAATGCTTTCTATTTCTTCTCTGATTTCGGCCGTTGAGAATGCGGCTAACCATTCGGACCTTTGCGACGCCTACATGGCAGCGCGCAAGGTTTGCCGCGACGCCGGCCGCATGGGCGAGCTGCTCGCCGCTAACGGTTCTGCGGAAGCGCGCTTGGGCGCTACGGAGATCTCCCCGCTTATCCGACTCGGATAGCGGGCCACTCCAAAAAAGGGAAACAACATGATCGCCACTATGACGAACAAGACCCGCGCCGCGTCGACAAAGCCAGCCACCCGCAGAGAGCTTATCCGCTATCTCGCGACCGTCGCCCCTGGTGATGACTTCACCGGCTACACCCTCGCGGAGCTGAGGGATTGGGCCGAGACATACTCAAGCCCGGCCGGTGACGTGGCCTGGGAGACCAAGGGGAGCCACAATGGACGCTGATCGACGAGAAACCCTACAAGAGCTGGCCGAGCGGGCCGCCCGTTGCCCGGAGTGGCGCTACCTACCTGGGATGGCGATCCTTCCGGTCGAGCATCGCGACGGGTGCGAGCCGGTGCGGATCGTGCATGTCGAGGGCGACGGTATCTGGCTCTTCGACCCTGAGCGGATCCGGGCGCTCGGCGTTCGCGCGGGACTGGTACGGATTGAGGCGAGCCTTTCGCCTTGCGTGGATCTGAGCGATCCTACGACGTTTGCGGCCGCAGAGTCGCTAATGTGCGTCCGGTCTGAGACCATCAACGGGATCCGGGCTCTTGTGCAAGAGCTGGAAGACGATCTGCCGTTCTAAGGGGCACCCATGGTCAAGCATTGGACAAGCGGAGCGCAGCGCGTAAAGCGCGACGGCGGGAAGCTCTTTTGGCGCTCTGCGTGCGGTCGCTGGCTGCGCCTTGGGCGCATGGCCCCACATATCCAGTACGTGGACTGTAAGCAGTGTGCCGCCTACCTCCAGCGGCTCTTGGAGTCGTAATGGGACGGAGGGCGCCTAAAATGCTCGGGCTTTCGTTCGAGCTGGAAGCGAGCGATCACGAGTGGCTACACAGAGCAGCCGAGGCCAAAGGCCAAACCGCGGGCCACTATCTCCGGCGATTAATCCACCTCAAGCGGCGCCAGTGTGAGCGCCACGAATCCACCGCCGCAAGGCTAAAAAAGGGGAAACCGTGAGCTATTACCTTGAAGGGAAACCGAACCCATGCGATCACATGTGGCGGCGCCACCTAACGATCACCGGCGAGTGCATCGGCGGACTACGCGAGGCGTTCTACCAGGCGCGCAGACGGCCACAGATAGAGCCGGAAGCGGTCCACGGTTGCGAGCTGCCGCCCGCCATTCAGGCCGAGCGCGACGAGGAGCGCCAGCGCATCCGAGACGAGGCCAACCGTAAGGCCGTCGAGGCCATAGAGCGGAAATTCGGCGCGGGCTCCGTGCGACTTATCGTGCGCAAACACGGCGCGTCCGGTTAGGCGATATCGTCGGCGATTTTGCCGATAGCTAATCAACTATTGATCAGCGCCTGGGGTGGCCCGCTCTCGTCATGGGGGCGGGTTTTCACTTACAGGCAACCTCTAAAGCCTGGCACAGCCGAGCGACGTTCTCGGCGGTCCGTTGCGTGTTCTGCTGAATGGCGCCTATGTCTTGGCCGATCTTCGCATCCATGGCTACGCGCGCAGTCTCTTCGGCCTCGATATCGTCGGACAGCTCGGCCACGTCGTCGGACAGGTAGGCGATTCGTACCCATGCGCCGCCGGCGCTAAAAATGATTGTACCGGCAAGAGCCAGCACTTTAGGATCAGCCCACGAAATGCCTGAGTTAGCCATTACTTCTGCCCTGCGTTGTAGACCGCGGTGACGGTCCCGGTGATTGCTGCTGCTACTATGATCACATCCAAGCGACCCGCCCACCTGTGCGCCGCGGGCTTCTCATACCATTTTAAGTCTTGCGCCTCTTCTAACGCGGTCTTGTAGTGATCCCGTTCTTGCTTGAGGATCGTCACATCCAGCGCGTGTAGCTTATCGGCCGTAACCATGGCGTCTTCGAGCTTTAGATAGTCCGCGAGGTCGGATAGCGGCACGGCCACCGCGGAGCATTTGGCGCCTTGGGAGCCGGCCAAAGCCAGCGGGAGCGCTTCGCCCTTACGGATCGGTATGTGCCTTGAGCACTCGCCCGCCACCGGTTGAGCGAGCGCAACGCCCAGCAGAAGGCCCCACATTAGCGCCGCCGCCGGTTCGCCCTATCGGCGAGATCACCGGCCGGATCGTCGCCCCTTAGATCGGCCTCTATTTCGGCCTGCACGGTTTCCGATGCTGCCTTAATGGCCTTGGCCGCCTTATCGGCCATGTCGCGATCTACGGGCGGCACAGAGGGCGCCGCGGGCCGCTTGGAGCTGGTCACCTTGAACCACGCCCACATAATCGACGCGAGGCCCGCAACGGCCAAAGCTAAGGCGGCCTGAAAATCGCTCACTTGCGCAGAGCGGCGATCGCCTTCTCAGCGCTATCGCCTGCGATGTATGCCAAGCCAATGTAGGCCCACGTCTGAGCGTCGATCATGTCGATAGCGAGCAGCCCAGTCGCGACGCAAAACACGGCGAGGCGCCGATAACTGATCCGGTGCTGGCTCGAAAAAAGGGCGCTAATGGCGTTCTTAATGGTCTGCATAACTAAGGACCTCGGCTATTAGGACGGCGCACACGACGGCGCCTATCGCGGATGCGATAACGATTGTCGCTATTCTACGACGAATCGCCGGTTTCGATAAGAGCTTGCAGCGCAACGCGGAAATCCTCCGGCTCGAACCCTGGGCAAGCCGTGGCCTTCGTTTCCTTGTGCCCGATAACGGCGGATACGCTCAGATCGAATTGACGGCACAGATCGCGGACCAGTGACACGCCCGCGGCCCACTGTACATCGGGAACCGGCTTCCCGTCTTCGAAGCTGCCGATAAAGCAAACGCCGATCGTCCCTTCGTTATGCCGGCTTGCGTGCGCTCCCATAAGGTCTAAGCGGCGCCCAAGGCGTACCCTGCCGTCGGCCTCGACTATGAAATGATAGCCGCAGCCCTGAAAGCCTCTCGCCCAATGCACCCGTTCGATATCCTCATACGTCCAATCGTCCGGGCCTGCCGTGTGATGGACTATGATCCCGTTAATGCGGCGCATTCTCACTCCGAAACGTTATCCGCGAGCCACGAGACGAACATGGCCGCCTCTACAGAACTGCCCTTGATGGTCTCCCACTGGTCGGCCTCGACCGTCGCGGTCATGACCACCTGTGAGAAGTCGCCCAGTTCGCTGGACACCTCTTCGATGTGTCCCTGTGTCTGGTTCCGGTCGTCGTCTGTCAATGCCATACTGTCCTCCTATGGCCCGCTGAGGCCGGTCTTACCGCTCGGATTGTTACCACCGTCGAGGAGCCGGATATCATAGTAGGCGTCAAATTCCATTGTGATATCGCCGCCGCCCGATGATCCCCTGCCCACTGCGACGAAAAAATACAATTTCGAGGTTCTCGTGCGTCCCCACCTTTGCGAGGCGGAGATATTCCCGACAGTGTACTTGTCGCCGTTGTCATAGCGCGGGATCCAGACCAGGTAGTAAGACCTCGGGCTTTCGGCTACGTCGAGGCTGCCGGACCCAAGTTGCTCGGCCTTCGTTATGTATGTGATCCACTCCAAGCGATTACAGCACTTGTGATCCGCTGTCACGTCCGAAGCTGTGATCGAGTCGAGGTTCGTCCCCACCTTATCGATCACACCGTATGTGCCCGCGTTAGACACATTCCTGATCAACGTGCGCCGGGTCTTATTGAGCGAAGTGGTCCATTCAAGGCCGCATCCCAGGATATCGAGAGGTCGAGCACTAGCGCCAGCCGTGGCGGGCAAGTTCTCTGGGTCGGTTGTGATACCCAGGATGCAGTAGGACCTGGAGCCCTGCGGCGGCTTGTTGCCCCCGCCTGACTGCACCGGGCTGCTGTTGTCCTGCCATCCAGTCGATGGCCAATGCAGGTAGGCGCGCAGCGAAACCGCCTTATCAGAGAAGTCAAAATCGG